TATTTATATTATTAATGAACTAGAACAAGTACAATTAACATTATATTTTTCTGGATTCAGTGAAAATTATTCCTCTATATTTGGTAGCATTTATACACCAGATGTATCCACTAGCATAGAAATAAAATTAAATTCCCCCTGGCTATATATAAAAAGACCTTCATTAACAAAAGGATTTTATTATAATAACACAAATCAAAATATATATTATATTTGTCATACTCCAAAAAGACAATGGAAAAGAGGAATATCAATAGATAATTATCAAATCTTTAAAATAGAAAATAATAATCCTTTTGTTTTCATCCTAAAAAATAATGCTCTAACAAAAAAACACATTATACACACTTGTTTAAATCAACAAGACTATGAAGAAATTTCTATAAAAACAATTATAAATCATTTTCTTGATTATCATAATCATACACTTTTTATAGATAAAAATTTCTTTATATTACGACATCCTTATAAAGAATGTTATTTTTATTTATTTTTTCATAACTATATCATTGCAGAATTTACCACACCAGATAAATTAATTAATATAAATAAAATATTCTCAACAGAATTAAACTTACTACCAAAATCATGGATCTGGACAAAATAAATAAACAAACCTTATCAGAATTATATGACTTTCCTGTTTTAAATACAAAAAGACTATTTTATATAAAACATGAACAAACATTAAAACAAATAAATAATCCTAAATTCTTAAATCAAACATGCTTATTTGGTTTAGAAATTGAAATTGAAAATATAACAGAATCATTATTTCTAGAACATTATTGGAAAATAACAGAAGATCATTCCTTAAGAAATTCTGGAAAAGAATTTATATCTATTCCATTAAGAACAAAACAAATTCCATATGCCTTAGAATATTTAAAAGATATTTTAAATCAACAAAATCCTACCTATGAATTTTCTAATAGATGTAGTTTACATACACATTTAAATGTTAGAGATTTTACAAAAGAACGTTTATGTATATTTATAATTCTTTATTGTTTATTCGAAAATCATTTTTTCAATATCGCAGGAACAAAAAGAGAATACAATATCTTTTGTATTCCATTATGGAAAACGAATCAACTTCCTCCATATAAAAAATTAATGGAAGATCTTAACATATATACCTATTGGAATAAATATTCAGCACTAAACTGCGGAAGTATTCTAGGTTCCCCAGATAATGAAAGATTAGGTACAATAGAATTTAGACATTTATATGGAACATTAGACACAAATATTATTTATCATTGGATAAATAGTATCTTATCCTTAAGAGAAGCCTCATTAAAAATAAATTTAAATGACATACTTAATACTATTTATACTTTAGATAATAAAGAAAATTTTTATTCTTTATATACATCTATTTTTAATTCTTATTCATTAGATTTTGAAAAAATTACAAAAAATTTCCAAACCATTTTATTTAATCTTAAATTAAATTTATTTTCTGATTTAAATATTTTTTATAACCCAATAGAACAAAACAATATTATAAATAGTATAAACTTCTAGGAATTAATTATGTGTGGAATTGTTGCACTGATTAGCAAAAAACTATCAGGATTTTCTGAATTAGAATTAAAATTATTTAGTCAAGCATTATACGCAAATGCTCTTAGAGGAATAGATAGCACAGGAATTTTTTCTATTACCAAAGAAGGTAACATTAATTTGATTAAAGATAATGTAGATGCAAACACATTTTTAAAATCAAAGGATGTAAAAAAAGAATTTGAAAATTATTATTTAAATTCAAGAATACTTGTTGGACATAATAGAGCAGCCACAAAAGGAAATATCACAGATAAAAATGCACATCCATTTTTAATTAAAGATACAGTCTTAGTTCATAATGGAACTATTTATGAACATAAACTTCTTGCAAATACAGAAACAGATTCTGAAGCAATCTGTTCAGCTATTTCTGAAAAACCTTATAAAGAAGTTCTAGAAAATATTTCTGGTGCTTTTGCATTAATTTTTTATAAAGCTAATGAAAAGAAATTATATGTAATTAAAAATAAAGAAAGACCTCTTTGGATAATTTCCACAAATGAATTTGATTTCATTTGTTCAGAACCAAAAATGGGTGAATGGTTATATACAAGATTATATAAAAAGGAATTAGAAGCACATTATTTTGAAGATTTAAAACCATATTTCTGGAAAGTAGATTCATTAAAAGAAGGATTCAATACAGAAAAACCAATAAAAGAAAAAAAAAATCATTTTTTTCTTACGAACAATCTTCAAAATACTTCGAAGATTTATGGTATTAATAAAAATACTTTATACAAAAATCAAATTATACCCATATATATAGATTTTATCTTCAAAAAACAAGATAACACTTATGAAGTTTTAGGAAGTAATAACAACTATGCAGATGTTACATTTTACTATACAATAAATACAGAAAATCCTCCTAAAAGAGATAGTTTAGTTTATACTAAAATAATCAATATACCACAACAAAATCGAATTTTTGTTGAAATTATTCCAGAAATTATAGAATTAATTGGAATTAATAAAACACAGATAATTATAGAAAAAGGAACAACATGCTCAAAATGTAAAAAAATTCTTACTGAAGAAGAAGATCAACATTCTACATGGATAAATATCCATACAAACAAATCAAAAACAATCTTATGTAAATCTTGTATAAAATCTATTCCAAAATTATCCAATGAATATAAAGATATTTGAAGAAAACCTAGAATATATTAACAAAGAATTTTTTGAAGAAAACCAAACAACACAATTAAAATTTTGTTTTTTATCAGAAACAGAATCAAAAATAACTAATGTAACACCATGGTGTTTATGCAGAGATTTTATCAATGACACATATAATTGGGTTATGCATTATGATTTACTTCCTAATTTAGAAGTTTATAATTATAAACATAACAAAATTTCTATGTCAAATATAAATCTACTAGGATTAAAATTCCCGTCACAAAAAACATACATAAATTTTTTAAGTAATTTTCATATACTTAATACGTTAGAAAAATTCTATGACTCAAAAACACAATCTAAATTTACCGAGAATAAAACACTGAGATCATTTTATCACTAGATATAAGCTCATTTTGGTTAGAAAATTCTAGCAAATTATCCTTCTTTACCTTCTTATTAAGACAATTCTGCATAAATCCAAATATTAAAAATATTTGGAATAATTTAAAAAAAGATGAATCATCTACAGATTATACCTTTTATTATACAATAAAAAATATATATATAAATAGTTATAATTATTATATAACTAATCTTAATAATCTATCAAATAATAACTATATATTAGATATGATTAAAAATCATCCAAACAAAACAAACGATCCTTATTTTTCTATTTGGAAGAAACTTCATAATAATGGAGGTTTTCTTTATTATATCTCTAATTTAGCATTAAATCATTCTGATCATTATGATCATATCAAATATGATCAAAATCATTCATTATATCCAATATATTAAAATAACTAATATTATTCATACCCAATGTCCTAAGTGTGCATCACTAGGAAAAGATAATCATAAAGATAATTTAGCCATATATCCAAATAATTCTAAATATTGTTTTAGTTGTGGATACTATCAATCAGGAAACAATCCCTATAACAAACCTAATACTAAAACATATAAACTTCCCTATGATTCGAATATTTCTTTTCCAATAGAATATTGTTCATACTTAAATAAGTATCTTACAAAATATGAAATAAGCCATAACTTAATTATTTGGAGTAATACTTACAATAGATTAATCTTTCCAATAATTAATCAAAATTCTTTTATTGGACGGTCATTAACAGAAAAACCTAAATGGAAATTTTATGGTCAAAAACAAAATTTAATCTACCTATTAGGTAGAATTAATTCAAACACAATTATAATTACAGAAGATATCATTTCAGCTATAATTGTAGGAAGACAAAACATATGTACACTTCCTATTTTTGGAACACATATATCAACAACATTATTACAAAAATTAAAAAATAAGTATAACAAAACAAAATTTATATTATGGTTAGATAAGGATAAAGAAGCAACATCATTAAACTATTATTATAAGTTTAAACAATTAAATTTTAATATATCATATATTTCAACAAATAAAGACCCAAAAGAATATTCTAATGAGGAAATAAGAATAATTTTAGAAAATGTTATTAATAATAAAACTACTATGTAATTTACAATTTTACAATAAATATCATAAATTAATTTATTCGCTAATAAAAGAAAATAAAGAACTATCTTTAATATATAAATATATCACTATACTTATCAATAAGTATAACACAGATATATCTATAGAAGTACTATCTTTATACATCATATCACAAATTCCTGAAAAAGACAAGGAAACTTATGAAATAATTTTAAAAGAAATTCAAGAACAATCAGAAACCTCTTGCATTGTTGATGATCTTCTGTTAGACTTACAAAAAAAGCACAAAGCCTATGAACTCTCAAAACTTGCGCTAGAGGTCTCAGAGGGCTTTAAATCTTTTAATGACCTCCTACTATTCACAAAAGATTTAAACGCCTCTACGGCCCTTGTAGACCCCTTAGAGGGGCATTCAAACTTCATTACCAATGACCTAAATGAACTTTACAATGAAACCATCCACAAACCAGGACTAAGATGGAGGTTAGAAACTCTAAATAAAAGTCTTGGATCTTTAAGAAAGGGTGACTTTGGATTCATCTTTGCAAGACCAGAAACAGGAAAAACAACCTTCCTTGCTTCAGAAATCAGTTTCTTTGCAGAACAAACTGAAAAACCAATATTATGGTTTAACAATGAAGAACAAGGAGCAAAAGTCCAGTTACGCATTTATCAAGCATCACTCGGAGTTGGATTAACTGAACTATTTAATAATAGAGAAATTAATGCAAACAAATTTCAAAACAAAACTAAAAACAAAATATTACTCTATGACAACACTACAATCACAAGACAAATTGTGGATAGATTGGTTAAAGAACATCAACCAGGATGTGTTGTTTTTGACCAATTGGACAAAATCAATGGGTTTTCAGCAGATAGAGAAGACCTCAGATTGGGTAACATATATATATGGGCTAGAGAACTTGCAAAAGAATATTGCCCAGTTATTGGTGTATGCCAATCAGATGCTACAGGAGAAGGAAAACGATGGTTAACAATGGAAAATGTTGCTTCAGCAAAAACTACAAAACAAGCAGAAGCTGATTGGATTATTGGTATTGGAAAAACTCATAATGAATCTGAAGAATATTTAAGATATTTAAGTATTTGTAAAAATAAATTATTAGGTGATGAAGATACTGATCCTATCCTAAGACATGGACATTTAACAGTTAAAATTAACCCCATTATTGCTAGATATGAAGATTAATTATGTTTACTACAAAACATGTATTATTAGTTGCTAAAATAATTAGAAATAATTATATACCAACACCATATAAAAAAAACTTAGTTCTTTCTTTTATGCAATTCTTTAAAGAAGATAATTACCTATATGATAGGCGATTTCATGATATTGCTATGAGCATTCTACCTGAACAAGAAACAATAACTCATATAAATAGTCGTTCCTGTATGAATATAAATAAATATATTGTTAATAAACCAATATTATTACATTTATTTAAATACAATAATTATTATTTTTGGACTAAAAATACAAAATTAACTGATTGTACTTTTATTCTAACATTAACATTACCATATAATATTGATCTAGATCAATGTGGTTTTAATTTACAATTACCAAAGGAATTTACACAATGACACCTATATTTAAAAAATGGCCTAGTATTCCTAGGTTACAAAATGAGATTTTCCATTTCTCAGAAAAAATAGATGGAACAAATTCTTGTGTAATTATTAAAGATTATCAAGAAGCTATAGAATCAGGACAATATTGGTTTAAAATAAAAACACTAGATAATTATACAATCTTTGCACAATCTAGAAATAAACTTCTCACTATTGATAATGATAATTTTAAATTTGCTCAATGGGTATTTGATAATGCTGAATCATTATTAAATTTAGGAGTTGGATATCATTATGGAGAATGGTGGGGAAAAGGTATTAATAAACGATATACAATACCAGAAAAACGATTTAGTTTATTCAACACATCATTATGGAATAATGTTAATAAACCTGAATGTTGTGATATTGTTCCTTATCTAGGAACATGTAATATAAATACATTACAAGAAAAAATTCAACAAACAAAAGATTTATTACAAGTTACAGGATCATATGTTGATCCAAACTGCAAAAATCCAGAAGGATTTATTATTTTTTGTGAACTACAACAACAATTTTATAAATGGATTTTAGATAAATGATTGTTTATCTTCCTATTAATATAAAAATAAAAGCAACTTCAGAGGAAGAAGCTGAAAAATTCTTAGAAGATTTTTTATCAATGGCTATAAAAGAATTTGGAACAGAACAAAAAATATTGTCATGGAAATATTTTGAATTCCTTAACAACATTAACAAAGAATCCAATTGTTGTTGATGTAGAAACAACAATTAATAATTCAGGAAATCCATTTGATGTTACTAATCAATTAATAACAATACAAATAAAAACAAAAACATTAACAAAAGTCTTTACAAAAGAAAACTTTTCTGATATACTTCCTTTCTTAAATTCTGCTAGTTGTTTAGTTGGAACTAATTTTAAATTTGATCTTAATTGGTTAAGAAAAATTTTAAATTATATCCCAACAATCCCAATATGGGATTTACAATTAGCAGAATTTCTTTTTTCTGATCAAGAATGGAAATATCCAGATTTAGAAACAATGTGTATTAATTATAATATTCCAGGAAAATTAAAAACAATTGAAGAGAACTACTGGAATAATGGTATCAATACAACAGAAATTCCTATTGAAGAATTAATAGAATATGGTTTAAATGATGTTGAAATAGAATATAAAATATTTCAAGAACAAATAAAAAGATTCAAAACAACAGAAAAATCTAAATACAACCTATTTAGATTACAATGTGCAGATTTATTAACATTACAAGAAATGGAATATAATGGTATCTATTATGATGAATATGAATCAATAAAAAAAGGAACCTCTCTTCAACAAGAAATTGAACAAATAGAAAATAAACTGTATAATTTAATTCAATATAAATTTAATTATAATAGTAATGATGATATATCCATTCTCTTATATGGAGGTATAAAAAAAGAACCAATAAAAGTACCTATTGGTATATATAAAACAGGTAATAGAATTGGTGAAATAAAATTCAAAAATGATTTTAATTTAATAACTTTTCCTCAAATAGTAAAACCAATTCCAAAATCAGAATTAAAAAAAATAGGATTCTTTGCTACAGATATGCCTACATTATTAAAATTAAAAGCAACAGGAAAAGCTAAAAAAATAATTTCTTTAATTATAGAAAGATCTATACTTGAAAAAATTAGAGGAACCTATTTACTAGGTATTCCTAAATTAAGAGAAAAAATGAATTGGCCACCAAATATATTATATTCAACATTAAATCAATGTGTAGCAAGTACAGGAAGGTAGAGTAGCACAAAACCAAATCAGCAAAACTTTGCTGATCTTGCTAAATTTTTTTGTCACTCTAGATACTAATTATGGAAACTTATTTAATAAATCAAAATCCAATTATTAAACCAGACACAACAGAAGAAAATCTTGTAATCAATATTACAGATGAACCTGAATTAGAACAATGTATTAAACTATTTAATATATTATATGATTCTGATAGTTGATGTTAAAAGTTTAGAATGGTGTACTTATTTATTCTTATCACAAGATAAAGTTGGTATTGAAGAATGGTATTCTGTTTTAGAAGACCCAACTAAATATGATATCCATACTTCAAATCAAAATGCTTTTAACTTACCATCAAGATTAATTGCAAAAATCTTTTTATTTCGTTGGATTTATAGAGGATCAGCTTATGCCTACGCAAATGACCCTGATTTTTCTGGAATAAATAATACAATAGATTATTGGCAATCAGTAATTGATCAATACTATTCTAAATATACTGGTATATATAAAACCCATTTAGAATTTATTAAACAAGTATCTTTAACAGGACAAATAACTTCTCCATTTGGGAGAGTCCATAAATTCATACCAAAAAATACATATAAAGGTATTCAATATAATGAATCAGACATAACAAATTGGCCTAATCAAGGATTAGGAGCAGATGTTGTATCAATGGCTAGAGCCATTTCTTTACCAAAAATGCGTAAAGCTGGTTTTAATAACAACAGTACATGATTCAATTGGTTTAGATTGTATTGAATCTGAGATAGATTCTCTTGCAGGTTTTTTCTCTTTTAAAATATTTAAGGACCTAGACAAAACTCTATCTCAGTATTTCAATATAAATTGGAATATCCCTATTAGGGGAGAAATCAAGGTCGGTCATAACATGTTAGATTTAAAAGAATATAAAGTATAAGGATAATAATAATATGTCACAATTACAAATTCAAATCGTTTCTATTGATGTTGGTACAGGAACAACTACTACAAAAAAACCCTATAAATTTCTCGATATTGTTTATAAAAACAAATCTTTTGATGATAAAATTGAAAATAAAAAATTAATGCCCTTTTCAAATAAGGAAGTATTTGATGTTTTAGAAACATCATCAAAAGGTGATATCTTTGATATCACAAGAGAAAAAAATAAAAATGGATTTTGGGAATGGATTCAAATTAATACAGCTACAGAAAAATCAAAACCAGCATCATCATTCTCATTTGAACCAAAAAGTAATGATACACAACTACAAATTATTAGACAAAGCTCATTAACTAATGCAGTTAGAACATTAGCATCTGGTCTTGATCCAGATACAGTACAAAATACTGCTAATATTTATGTTGATTTTGTTTTAGGAACACAAAAAACTATTTCTAGTGATATTGATACAGATGATATTGAATTTCTATGATTAATGTTACTGATTATACTTGTTTACATTGTTATCATTCTTTTTGCACTTTGGAAATATCAAAAGAAATTGTAAAATGTCCTATTTGTAAATCAACAAATGTTTCTAGTACAGCATATACACCAAAAATTAATATTTTAACTAAAAAACTATTCTATAATGATTCTTATCGATGGTGATATAATTGCCTGGAGAACAGGTACTAAAAAATTTAATGTTAAAGAAAATGATTTTAGAGTATATTTTAATGCTTGTTCTATGCAATTACAAAAAATTATTTCCACCTTAGAAGATAATGATTTTACAATATTTCTTTCTGGTAAAGAAAGAAAAAATTTTAGAACAATTATTAATCCAGAATATAAATTAAATAGAAAAGATATTGTAAAACCACAATCAGTTATTGAAATCGAATATTATTTACAAGATATATTCAATACTGAAATTATTAATGATTATGAAGCTGATGATGCTTTAGGTTGGAATCAAACAGAGACATCAATTATTTGTACTATTGATAAAGATCTTGACATGATTCCAGGAATGCATTATAATTTTGTAAAAAACAAATTATATTTTGTTTCTGAATTACAAGCATTACAATGGTTTTATAAACAATTACTAATTGGTGATACTATTGATAATATCAAAGGTGTTAATAAAATTGGTATTGTTAAAGCAAATAATTTAATTAAAGATTTACAAACAGAACAAGAAATGTTTGATCTTGTTTATAAACTATATAACGATCCAAAACGATTTGTAATAAATGCTTGTTGTTTATGGATACTTAGAAATAAAGGAGAACTATGGGTAAATCGACAAACCTTAACTTTACCAGACCAATGCAAACAAGAGGTGGATCAAATATTAGATTATACGAAATCTTTGAATCTAAATATATAAATGGTGCCTATCATGAAATTCATGAAGATAAATGGTATCCCATCCAATGGAATTGGAATGGATTATATCATGAAGAAAATATATGTTTATTAGATTTAATTAATGTACCAGAAAAATTAGTTGCATGAATAAACGACGTTCTAAATTAGAACAAGATTTTGAACAACTATTACAAGAATTAAATATTAATTATAATTATGAATCAACAATAATTCCTTATATAATTCCAGAATCTAAGCATAAATATACAATTGATTGGTCTTTAGATAACCAACTTTTTATTGAAACAAAAGGTTGGTTATCTTCATCTACAGAAAGACAAAAATATGAATTAATAAAAAAACAATATCCAAATTTAGATTTAAGATTTGTTTTTGCAAATCCAAATAAATTATGTGGTGGAACAAAATATTCACATGCTACTTGGGCTAAAAAACAAGGTTTTAAATATTGTTCTATCAATGATTATGAAACAATAAAAGAATGGTTATCTTAAATGAGAAAAAATGCTTTATGGAATTGTAGAAATCCTTTTCAAGGATCAGAAAAACGAGTTTTAGTAGTTTGTTCAGCAGGTTTATTAAGATCTCCTACATGTGCTTGGTTATTATCACAGTATAAATATAATACAAGATCATGTGGTATTCATGATTATGCTTTAATTCAATTTGATGAAGTTTTATTAGAATGGGCTGATATAATTATTTTTATTGAAGATTCATTATATCAACAATGTTCTTTAGATATACCAATTTCTAAACAATTAATTATATTAGATATTCCTGATACATTTTCATATAAAGATCCAGAACTATTATCACTTATACATACACAGTGTATAGAAAAGAAATTAATTCATGAAAAAGATTAACACATCCTCATGGTCTCTTGTTATAAAAGATATGAAAAAACGAAATGATTTTGGATTAAAAAAATATAAAAAATCATTAGATGTAACAACAAAAAAAGATCTTCTTTTAGAACATTATGAAGAATTATTAGATGCAGTAGTTTATATTAGAACAGAATTGGAAAAAAGAAAAATAAAAAATGGATATTAATACTTATCAAAAAAACACATTAAATACAGCAATCTATCCAGGTGCAGGTACAGGAGATAACAGAGAGCTAGTATATTTAGCTTTAGGATTAACTTCAGAAGCTGGTGAAGTTGCAGGTAAAATTAAAAAGTTAATTCGTGATGGCAAGTATGTTCCTATGGATGTAGCCCATGAACTAGGTGATGTTTGCTGGTATATTGCAAGATTAGCAGAAGCTTTAGGTTATGACTTTGAAACTATACTACGTTGGAATCATCAAAAACTAGAACAACGTAAAGAGAATAATGTTCTTAATGGTTCTGGAGACTTTAGGTGATATACCAATTACTAGCTTACCTTTAACAAGTGCTAATATATATTTTTATACACAATTAGATTCAATTACTAAAATTCTTAGAGAATTAATAAATGCAAACTAATATTACAAGTAATCAAAAATTATGGTCTTGGATTATTGATGTTTTAAAAGAAGAAAAAAAGAAACAGAAATATAGTAGTAGTATGTTTCCTCAAATTTCCTCTGAAATAAATAAAAGTATTGATGCTTTAAATGATGTTATTGAATCTTGTGAATTTAGAGCCCAACAAGACTCTAAAATTAATATTCCTTTACCTAAATAAAATATGAAACTATATAATGTACCTAAAGGTTCATTCATACGTATTTATAATACTGAAGTCTGTACACCGCCAATTGGTCAAAAGCTTTTCACAGATTTAAAATTCCACCATGTAGATGGTATGTATTCTTTCTGCACACATCCCTTAACAGGGGATGTTGTATATATTGGAGCTAGTACAGAGGTAGAAATTATCTGTGACAAAGATGGTAATCCTATTACAACATTAGAACAATATGAAAATAGCTAAGTGTGAAGTAACTTTAATTGATTCTATGGGAACTGATCTTTCTATTGTCAATGCTGCTAGAGTTTCATTTGATAAAGAAAGTCAATTCCTGTATGATGAAGATGATCCTTCAGTAGAGTATCTATCTGACAAGGATGTTAAACTTATTAAGTACCTTTATACACATAATCATTGGACACCATTTGCTCATACATGTTTATCTTTTAGAATTAAAGCACCTATCTTTATTGCTAGACAATTAGGTAAACACCAAGTGGGTCTTGTTTGGAATGAGGTTTCTCGTAGATATGTAGATGATGAACCTGAATTTTATTTACCACAATCTTGGAGACATCGTGGAGAAAATATAAAGCAAGGTTCTTCTAATCTTATTATAGAAGAAGAAATATTTTTTCCAGATAGAATTTCAAAAGATCTTTGTCAAAATGCTTTAAATACTTACTCTTATTTGATAAAAATAGGAGTTTGTCCAGAACAAGCTAGATTAGTTCTTCCTCAAAATATGATGACAGAATGGATTTGGTCTGGTTCTCTATTAGCATTTCTTCGTGTATGTAAATTACGTTTAGATCCACATACACAAAAAGAAACTACTCTTGTTGCAAAAGAAATTATAAAATATATTAAAGAACATTTTCCAGAATCTTGGAATGCTTATAATAACAATGCTAACATTTGAAGAAATATGTGAAAAATTAAAGCAAATTGATGAAATATCTTTACTAGAACAATTAAATATTTCTAGTGAAGATATTGTTGAAAGATTTTTTGATATTATTAAAAGTAAATTAAAATTTTTCCAGCAAGATTTTGCTGAAGATGAAGAAGAAATGAATTCTTAATGAAAGAATTAAAATCATGGGTTGGTAAAAAATCTATAACTAACCCACAATTACAAGAAAAACATTCTGTACGTAAATTAAAAAAATATTTACTTAATAAATACAAAACAGAAGATTGGTATAAGGAAGTATTACAATATAAAAATGATAAGAAATTATTTTAATAATCCCTTTAGTGAATCCATATTTAAAACAAAATATGCACAAGGACCTAATGATACTTGGGGTTGTTTAGCAGAAAGGGTTGTAGAAGATGTTTGTGGAACAAGGAATAATAAAGTTCCAGCATTGATGTGTTTATCTGATAGACAACAACTTATTGAATATATAAAAGAATTTAAGTTTATTCCTGGAGGAAGATATTTATGGTATGCTGGACGTAAAAATCATTACTACAATAATTGCTTTTTATTAAAAGCTGAACATGATACTAGAGAAGAATGGGCAGATTTAACACAAAGAGCAGTTAGTTGTTTAATGACTGGTGGTGGTATTGGCATTGATTATAGTATTTTAAGACCTTCAGGGAAACCATTAAGTCGTACAGGTGGATTATCTTCAGGACCAATACCATTAATGCAAATGATTAATGAAGTTGGTAGAGGTGTAATGCAAGGAGGTTCTAGACGATCTGCTATATATGCTTCACTTAATTGGCAACATGAAGATATACATGATTTTCTTAAATCAAAAAATTGGACTCAACAAATACGTAATTTAAAATCTCAGGATTTTAATTTTCCAGCATCCTTAGATATGACTAATATCTCTGTTAATTATGATGATGCTTGGAACTTTGATCCTAAAAATCCTGTTTTCTTGGAGAATTGTAAACAAGCATTAAAGACAGGAGAACCTGGATTTAGTTTTAA